GAAAACACAATTGATTATGAATACTTGCGATTCGCTGGAAGGGATAGAGCTAATATGTTTTGCGATATCTTATCATCGATTATTACTGATGATATCGATTATAAGGGAATAGCTTGTCACTATTGGGAATCCATCAATAAATCGGAATATGTAAAATATAATTCATGTTCTGATGCGGAATAACCTTGACCCCTATTTTCTATAAGCCCCATGGTTGTTTCCATGGGGCAAAAAACTCACCACCTCAAACCAACATAAAAGGAATAATACCATGGAAAAATACTACGATGTTCCAGCGATGTCTTTTGAGTTTAAATACGATGTTCATTCTAAAAATGGCACATCATATGAATGCTCACGCATGGTGAATGCCCATGGCATAGAACATGCCATTGCCAAGTTCAGCGAGGAATTCATTGAATGGGGAGAACCAGTACCAACATGGCGTTTAATGGGCATCTGGTCGATTGAAAGCTAGACCCTTATTCTCAACACAACCACCCAGAAAGGAATAACATGAAATACATCGTTACTTGGATATCTGGCGATAAGAAACAAACAGACTATACGCCTTTTGAAACAAGAAAAGAGGCCAAGGAATTCTATGATCAACTTGTGGGAAATGGATGTTATTCGGCCTCGATCTGCAAGATCGTAGAATCAACAGATTATTAGACCCCTATTTTCATGAAAGGAAAATCAGAATGAACACCAGTAAAAAGACCGAGGAACTTTCTGGAGAAAATCTCCAGATCATGCGGAGGATAATAAACAGAATCCATGTTGGCACATCCAAACTGGATGTCATCAGACAGGTATGGAAAAAGTCTGGCAAGCTTGTTAGGAATGCACCCAAGGAACTACGCAGGGGTTTTATCCAGGCTGCCATCGACATTCATTGCAGCAACAGGAAGACTTACGCACTCGTAATGAAAAGGATAATTTGGAATGATTGACGACATACCTGAAATGTATTTCCACTGACTAGATTCTTTTTTTATTAACCAAAACCAACAAACAATACAAAAGGAAGGCGTGAATAAACCATGATGGGTGTAAACATCAGCGATAAGCATCAATGCTTTACTGAACAAATTCTTAATGGCTTAAAGACCATTGAAACCCGTAACACCAGAAGCCTAGACCCATATATTGGAACTACTGTAGGTATCGTTAGAACTGGCAAAGGAAAGGCTATTCTGGTTGGAACCTGTACCATTGGTGAACCAGTGTTCTATGGTTCGGAGTCTGATTTCGATTTGGATTACCATCGACATTTAGTAGGCAAGGAATCTCATTATTATATTTCGACAAAAGGTAAATGGGGATATCCTGTGACGAATGTAAAGCCCATAGACCCAGTTAAAATTGACAGCCGTGGAATAATAGCACGGAACATAGACCGTTTTTTTTCTTAGAATGTTGTAAGGAATACTTACCAAGATTCCTTACAGTTAGACCCTATTTTCCAAGGAAGGATACTCTAGGAATGGCCCGCGAAAAGATGCGTAGGTATGCAATTGTGTACGCCAAGAATGAAGACCCAGAAAGATGTTATAAGCTAATCGTTTTTGCAACCAGCAACGAAGATGCCTTTAGGCAATTCTGGAAACATATGATCGTTGAAAACTCCTGGGGAAAGAAAAAGCCGTTCACGATGCGTGGTATCAAAAAACGATACTACATCGTTTCCAGCGACTGGATGGATACTGAGTAAGACCCTAGTTTTTTTTAAGGAAAACTTGACATGGATAACAAGAAAAAAATCATAAAAGAATCAGAACCAAACGAAGAAATATTTTGCGACTATTGCGATGGCAAATGTACTATGTCATCTCTTGGTAGTGGCAATCAACTTCTGGAAGATAATCATTCATGTGTATGGAAAAAGTGGGATTATATTTGCCTGGATTGTGCCGAGAAATTATCTGATAGAATTGAGCATGACGAAGAACTGGCAGAAAGGATTGAATGGTACACAAGATGAATTATCTATCTGTTTGTTCGGGCATTGAGGCAGCATCTGTCGCCTGGGCCCCTTTGGGTTTCACCCCTGTTGGATTTTCCGAGATCGAAAAATTCCCATCGGAAATATTGAAACATCATTACCCAGATATCACCAACTATGGAGACATCAATGAGTTCAGAGAATGGAAGCTCCCAGCAAAACCAGAAATTATTGTGGGTGGAACCCCATGCCAAGCTTTTTCAATTGCCGGCAAGCGAGGTGGACTCGATGACCCCAGAGGTCAGATCATGCTTAGATACCTTGAACTCATTGAACATCACCGCCCCCGATGGATCGTCTGGGAAAATGTTCCTGGTGTCCTCAGTTCCAATAAAGGAAGGGATTTTGGAACCCTCCTCACATCGCTGGGGAACCTGGGGTATGGGTGGGCCTACAGGGTGCTTGACGCTCAATGGATCAGAACACAACAACATCCTGGGGCAGTACCTCAGCGAAGAAGGCGTGTGTTCGTTGTCGGACATCTTGGAGACATCAAGCGTCCAGCAGAAGTATTATTTGAGTCACAAAGCTTGTGCCGGAATTCTACGCCGATCAGAACGCAGAGGGAAGCAATTGCCGGAGGAATTAAGGAATGCACTAGAGTCTATGACATGCAATCGTTAGGTCAATACGGAACAGACAATGTGGCAAGCACCTGTAAATCCAGGGACTATAAGGATGCCACCGATCTCATAACTCATATAGACCCTCATTCTGGATCAGTAGCACCAACGATAACGGCATCAAATGATCCAAGCCGATCTCCACAATCTACCGAGATAACCAACCAGGTTGTTTCTGTTTATTATGCATCCATGCAGGTGAGAAGACTGACCCCAATTGATTTTCGCAATTTAAAATACCATGAAGGTGATGTATCTGGAACAATGCAAAGCAAATCAACAGGTGGATATTCGTTAAACTACGAGACTGGTATTCAGGAAAACATGGCTGTTCGCCGTCTGACCCCTAAAGAATGTGAACGACTCCAAGGGTTCCCAGACGATTACACCAAAATATCATGGAACGGAAAATCGCCAGACAAATGTCCGGACGGGCCACGATACAAAGCCTTGGGAAATTCCATGGCTACAAACTGCATGGAATGGATCGGGAAGAGGATAACTGAGATAGACACTAGACCCTGATTATTGATACCATTGATGAACCATATGGGGGCCGAAAATTATCGACCCCCTTTTTCATTGACTCAATGGAATGATCAATGGGTGAAAAAAAGTACAACCTCTTCCAGGTCGGTGAGCAACTTGGTGTCGGGTACACAACAGTACGAAGATATGTTTCCGAGTTGTCAAAAGTGCAAGAGGTTGAAAAGAGCAGAACACATACCGGACATTTAGCATCTTATTTAACTCAAAAGCAAATTGACTGGATCAAGAATAATTTGCTGCCAACACAAAGTGACAAGAAAAAACTTCTGGCCAAACGCACCCAGGATTCTGGTGAGGTTGGATTCTTTTATGCCATCCTTTTGATACCGGAATTTTCTTCTACCAGGATTAAAATAGGGTTCACGAATAATGTGTCCAACAGGCTGAACTCTCATCAATGTGCAGCACCCACGGCAAAGCTGCTCCGCTCCTGGCCATGCAAACGCAACTGGGAAGCATTCCTTACCGATGTAGTTCTCAGGCATGGTCAATGTATACGATCAGAAGTATTCGATGTGGCAAAGCTGGAACCACTTTTCAAAGACATTGACAGAGTCCTTGATATAGTTGCACCTACTAAGAAGTAGAAACGAAAACACCCAGCGTATCGAACATTAACCGAAGGATTAAGGTTAAGTAATTCCGCTGGGTGCAGTCGCAATATAAATATGAAAATCATTCAGCAACAAGCTGCCTGACCTTCATTGTATTATTCGTTATACTCCACAAAATATTTCAGGCAATCCTGAAAAATTTAAAATTCTTTCATCCACATCATCATGGTTCTGATAACCCAGAATGTACCCCACCATAGTAAACATATCATGGAAACTATGATCGGAAAGATTACCAAGAACTGTAGTATCCTATCGGATACACTCAATGGTTCCTTGTCTTCAGTCATGATCCACCCCTGCTTTAGCCAGGGTGTGTGCTAATGCCAAATAGGACGCAGCATCATGGATCGAGTCCTGGTGATGACCATGGCAGAGTCTACTGAGCTTCAGTAATGTCATGAGCATACACACATCATAGGAAGATACCGGAAGCTGTAGGTATTCGCTCCAGGCTTTGGAAATACGCTTAATGTTTACGGCTGGATCAGCGTAGTCAATCGACCTCTTCTCAATCAGATCAATACAAGTTTCAAAGAATCCTTCCACGGTTTTATCAGACATCATCGACTCCTTTCACTTTTAATGCGTCCGCAATCTCGGCCAGTTTTGAATTCCTTTTTCCTATTGCCCTCAAGGATGGATACATGGACATTAGGCAGGCGAACCTGTCATTAAGCTTTTTAGTCCATTGCCAGCCATGCTTTTCCACATTATCACAGGTTGCACATATGCCATCATATAGACCCTGTAATGCATTTTTTGAAGACATAAGCCCTGGAAACAAGTCCTCAAGCTGCTTGCCAATGAAGTCCATGCTTGCAGCAATGGCATCGGAATTAAGCTTGTAAGGAACATCTTTTTCCTTTTTTACCGCCATGCACCATTCCATAACGGCCATGCAGGCAGCATAGTTCACCACGGAATCCGGCTTGTTTTTCACGATGGTAAAATTTTCCCATGCGTGTTTGAGGACACCAAGGGTGTCAACACAACCAGAACCCATCTCCTCCGGCATAACCTCGATACCTGTAAACTCTCTGGCTATAAGACAGGCTCTGCGAATACAGGTCTGTATAGCAGTCTGGGTGCTGATGTTACGCATGGTGTCATCCATTGACAGATTGAACTTCTTCCAGGTTTTCATTTTAAGCATTTCCCCCATTCATTTCGACCACAGTTTCCTTTTGTTTTTTCTTCGCCTCTCGTCTGGAAATCTTTTCTGATCTTTTTTGATATTTTTCAACGACACTATCCGCTGGTATCAGATAGGACTTTCTCTCTCGATTAAAGAAAGCAGCAACCTTATCATGATCGATAACTATTCCAGATTCATTTATCATGGATTGGAAATGATCCTTTTCATTAAGGTATATGATTCCGGAGAACTCACCACGATAGATATAGTGGGCCATCAAACTAGGTTTGATCCCCAAAAGGAAAGTTGCCTCTGGCACTGTAAGGTAGATTTTCCCATCAATTTTAACGCTCATCTTCGTCAATCCTTTCTGCATCAATTTCTACATAAGAATCCATCCCATCTCCAGCATCGTCACCGAGACGAATAGAGATACCTTTTACATAATCAGTATTGTCATCAGACAAATATCCACAATGCTGCATCTGATCCAGAATAGGTTTAATCCTGTTATCCAGATCGCATTTCCTCCATCCCTTTCCTGGTCTGACTGTTATCACGATAAATACAGGAAATGGGAATGGCTCAATATCATCCCCATGGTTTCCCTTATGAATATTGTTTTTCCTCCACTCCCTGTATTTTGATGACAGTATGGTTCGACCATTAAACTGCCTCCAGCAAGCATTTGCCGATGGTGGCATGGTGAATATGATCGAACCTTTCGGTCTAATATAAGACATCCTAAACCCTCCATGACCATGCTGGAGCAACCAACTTGGGAACTATGCCATAATAGTGCGGAAGGAACTGATTCGTCTCATGCGATTCAACCATCTTTCTAATGGTTGTAATCACTTGATTCTCAGCCTTATCGATATCGGATGAATCAAATTCAACCACCATGCAGGTTGGAAATTCGCCTTTATCAACAACGATGTGTACGCATGATGTGATCGGCACTTGGTTGTATCGGAGTAGGAATCGATACAATGCCAACTGTCGAAGGTATCCAGAGAATACACATTCTTTTGCCCAGTCAAGAGGATCGTAACTGGATACAGTCTTCACATCCACCACGAATCCACGCTCAGGATCATAAACATCACATATGAATTTAAAGCCGATATCCATCCCATCGACCTTGGAAGTAATGTTTATTTCCTGTTCCTTGACGGCTGTTGGAGAATCCAGGAAATAACTACTGGCAGTATTTTCCCTGATGGCATCGAGCATCCTAGTTGACTGAGACACATCATCGTGAGTGATGATAGTAACTTCGGATGAAAGACTTTCTTGAAATTTCTCGAAGGCCTCTTTACCAGCCTTGGTTCTCTTGTCAACGACTGGAGCAACGGCAAACTTCTCATCAAAGGTTTCCGGCTCCAACAGTCTGGCATGAAGCAAAGAACCTAATGCCATCGCTGGAGACGCTTCCCTCTGCACCTGTTTATCGATGTAAGTCTTCTTGTATAAAACAGGATTCTTCCTATACATCTCAATCCTGCTGTGTGATAGATACTCAATCGGTATTCCCATTACTGATTCATTTCTTTGAAAAAGTTTTCTAAAATCTCAAGAACCTGTCCATTCAT